ACGACGGAATCCCAAGCCAGGAGATGATCACAGGGCTGACGAAGTACATCACGGATCCGAACATCCGGCCGCTGACTGACAAGGTCGTCGTGAAGGCGCCAACAGCGGTGAATTACAGCATCAGCCTGACCTACTATATCAATTCTTCAGATTCAGGATCCGTGGCAACAATCCAGAGCGAGGTCGCCAAGGCAGTGGATGACTTCGTAACCTGGCAGCAATCCAAGATCGGCCGAGACATCAACAGCTCGGAGCTGATCAAGAGAGTGACTGCAGCAGGAGCCAAGAGAGTAGAAATCAAGAGCCCGGTTTTCCAGAAGATCGGCGGCACTTCCATCGCGTACTGTACAAGCAAGAACGTGACATACGGAGGTGTTGAGGATGATTGATATTAGAAACGGAGAGCTCGCAGACCTCTGGCTGGATGAGACAAGTCCGGAATTCAAGAGCATAAGCTACGCGCTGCACATGGCAATCATTAGAATGCTGGAGAAAGCTGCAGGCGTAGGAAGCTCCTGCGACATCGACCACCTGGCAGAATCCACGCTGGACTACCTGGCGGTGGAAACGCGAGCCATGTACTACGACCAGCACGCAGACATCGAGACGAAGCGCTCAATCATAAAGAACACGCTCAAGTGGTACACGCAGGCCGGAACGGTCAAAGCAACAGAGGAACTGATCGCCTCAGTGTTCGGAGGCGATGCGAGACTGATCGAGTGGTTCGACTTTACTGAGCCGCCGATCGAAGCTAACACGTTCGATGTGGAGACAGAGGCGCTGATGACAAAGGACATCATCAGCGAGCTGACCTCAGTCATTAAAAAGGTCAAGAATTCAAAATCCCACATCCGAAGGGTGACCGTGCTGCGAGAACTTCACTCTGCAGCAACCATGGCCACCCACATCACAGCTATAAGCGAATGCACCGTGAGTAATCACGAGATATCAGATACAGACGCAACCGAAGGAATGAACGTGGCAGCAGTCGCCGCACCGGTTACAGAGACCTACGCTCTGAATACCACAGCAGGAGACGTCCAGGCTACGGCCGGAGCATTTATCGCAAGCGCAACCGGCACCGAAGGAAGCACCTACGTCCTGAATGATAACCAGGGAGCCACGGAGGCATCCGGCACCATCGATGTCGGGCCAGCCAATGCATCAGAGGAAAGCACCCACGCCCTGAATGCAGAGACCGGCAAAGTAGACCTCTCACAAAGCGAAAGAGCTGCCATGAGGGCAAACATCGACTACCAGACAACAACAGTCATAAAGGAGGAATAAATCAATGCTTATTTGGAATCCAAGTAAACTGACCACGAAAGGAAAAGCGCTCCTGGCAAAGGCCCAGGCGGGCAGATGCACAATCAAGATCACGAAGGCGCAGACCGGATCCGGCCAGTACAGCTCCGGAGAGGCAACAGACACCAGAACGTCACTCAAGACACCGGTGCAGACACTGCCGATCCACAGCAAAGAGATCCAGAACGGAAGTACACTCGTTCTGAAGGTGGCGATCACAAATAAGACCAGCGACACGGACGTCCTGAAATCAGGATACGAAATCCGTGAGTTCGGTATCTTCGCGCAGGATCCGGACGATGGCGAAATCTTATACAGCATCGCAACCGCAAGCACCAGCGACTACATGCCAGCGTACAACGGCGTGATCCCGTCCGTCATTTCCATGAGTTACTACCTGGAGGCAGCCAACGCATCAAGCGTCACCATCGTGACCGCAGGAGGCCTGGCACTTCAGAGCGACCTGGAAGCCCTGGCAGACAGAGTAACCATCATCGAGCAGGCAGCCGTGAAGAAATACGGAGCCAGAAAGAAAGTCGGTCAGCAGAGCTGCGGCGCAGAGAGCTGGGAGAGACTCGGTGGAGCTGTTGGCCTTACAGCCAAGGCAGCAGTCGGAACCGGAGACGTCCAGAACGACTTCATGAAGTCGGTATATCCATACAACGCTTGCAGACCGTGCAACCTTTCAGAAGACAGAAAAGTCACCGCATACCTGGGAGACGCCAACTTCTCCTGGACCGGAGATAACGGAGACGTCATGCTGGAAATGCCGCTCTGCTATACATCCCGCTACTTTGAAACGGATAGCGACGGAGTAGAGTGGGAATACCGCTGGGTATCATCTGCACCGGTAGATGGCCTGCACGTCAACCCTGCATTCACAGACGGAAGCAGCATCAGCGACAAGATCTACATCCCGATCTTCAACGGATCCGCAGGAAAAGATGCAGCCACAGGAGCCAAGGACGTCATCCGTTCGATTGCCGGAGCGACACCGCTCACGGAGGCAACCAGGGCAACCTTCAGAACCCGCAGCCGCAACAAAGGCGAAGGCTGGCAGCTTGACGACGTATGGAACATGTTCCTGCTCGATCACCTGTTTATTATCATGTTCGCAGGAACCCAGGCACAGAGAATCCTCGGAGCAGGCCGTACCGGCTTCAGAGAGAATGGCGACGACAAGGCTCTGAAAACAAAGAAGGCAGCCAACTGCATCACGATCGCAAGCGACAGAGCTGCGCAGTTCTTCGCAGGCCAGCAGATCGCCATCGGAACAGCTCTCTGGAACCACAGTATCGTATGGGGCAGAACAATCACAGAATTTAAAACTTCCACAGAGGTGGAGGCAGCGACGGAAATCTACTTCGACGGACCTCCAGTGGATATCACAGAAGGCAACGTGATCTGGTCATGCGTTCAGAACACCGGTGAGACCACAGCCATGAGAAGCCCGAACGGATGCCTGGAGGATCCCGAAGGGCCAACAGGAGTAAAGCTCGGCTCAAGACGTGCGGTCCGTTTCTTGTGGATCGAGGACTGGTTCGGCAACATGTGGCAGTTTAGAGACGGAGTCAACATCAAGAACCGCCAGCACTACTGCTGCAATAAGCGTGCAAGCTATACAGACGACACATACACCGGAGACTACCAGAAGCTCGGCTACGTATGCCCGACAAACGAAGGATTCATCAAAAAGATGGGATTCGACAGCCTGCATCCGGAATACGAGCTCCCGATTGAGGTAGGTGGTGGAGCCGACGCATATATCGGCGATTACTACTACAGCAGCGAAGGCGGAACGCTGGTGTTCTCTGGCGGTAACGTGAACAACGGTACGCTTGCCGGGCCTTTCTACCGGTACTGTAACAGCGGTGCGGGTGATGCGATCTGGATCATCGGCGGTCGCCCTCATTGCCGCAAGGCTGCCATTTAAAGGGGGACCGGGGGACTTTTATCCCCCGGAACTACCGGCAGCATAACTGAAAAACAGGCAGGCGCAAAGACGAAGGCGCCTGCTGCCAATAAAGAAAATTAAACACAGGGAGCGTAACTGCGCGCGGCTGGTGATCTCTGGCGGTAACGTGAACAACGGTACGAATGCCGGGCCTTTCTACCGGAACTGTAACAACGGTACGGGTAATACGAACTGGAACATCGGCGGTCGCCCACTTTGTTAGATTCTCGATTTTTATGGCATCATCGAATTATTCGTTAAGATAATGCCGCAGGTGCGCTTCCTTACCCCTTGGTAAAAATAGGCCGCGAATGGCGCTGGTTAGTACGCCAGGAATGGAGCTGGAAAGTCAGCGAGGCTAACAAAGAGAGCCTGAAAGGAGATAGCCATTCATGGAAGATACACAAAAGCAAGACAAATTACCACCAATCAAATACACGAAGCGAGTCGGTCACTTATTCGAGCACGTCCGAGACCTCAATAACCTGAAGGAAGCGATCAAGGACGCGGCTAGACATAAGCGGAAGCGCAAAGAGGTCCAGAAGGTCCTGGAGGACATTGATGGACACGCGCTGGAGCTGCAGAAGATGCTGGATGAGGAAACCTTCATACCGGCCAAGTACACAATGCGACGAATCAACGATGGCATTCAGAAGAAGACCAGAGACATCGCAATCCCGCGATTCTGGCCAGATCAGTGTGTGCATCACGCATTCGTTCGCATTTTCAAGCAGATCGTTCTGCATAGCGCCTATCCGTTCAGCTGCGGATGCGTACCTGGAAAAGGAACGCACGGAGCAAAGACCGCGATCGAGAAGTGGATCAGGAAGGATCCGAAGCATACCAAGTACGTCCTGAAGCTGGACGTCCGAAAATGCTATCCAACCATGAACCACGAAGAACTCCGGAAGAAGCTGCAACGCAGGATAAAAGATAAGAAGTTCCTGCGCCTGGCAGATCGGATCATCGCGAGCTTTCAACAGCCGATGGCCACGCACGAAAGACTGCTGCCGGAGACCGATGCGGTAGGCATCCCGGTCGGACTCTTTACCTCGCCATGGTTCTGCAACTTTTTCTTTCAGGACATCGACCACAAGGTCGCTGAGAAAACCGGAACCGCGCACAACGTGAGATACGTGGATGACATGGTCTTGTTTGATTCAAGCAAACGACGACTGCACAAAGCTCTCGAATTCATCGAAGCCGAAGTAAAAGCCACGAAGCAGACCGTCAAGGATAATTGGCAGGTTTTTATATTGAGTAAGCGCCCGCTTGACTTCTTAGGTTTCAAGTTCCATCCGAACAAGACAACCATCAGGAAGTCGATCATGCTAAGGATCAGCCGGAAAGCCAGGACGATCGCCAGAGCTGCATACGCATCCATCCGGAACGCGCACGCCATGGTTTCATACATCGGATATATCGTGAATTCAGACAGCCAGCGCTTCTACGAGAAGTGGGTGCGGCCGTTTGTTAATATTAAGCATCTGAAAGGAGTAATCGCTGATGAAGACAGAAAGCAACATCAGGCCTGCGTCGCAGTTTGAAATTGAGGCGCTCCCGCCAATCGAAGGAAGATCCTGCACCGTCATTTTATATGACAATATCCAGGGACCATTCACACGCCAGGCTTCAGGAGAAGACCAGGAGCCACAGGAATACTTCACATTTGACCGCTACACAGTAGACACGATCTACAGAGAAGGCCTCGCTGCAGCAGTCGCAGCAGACACAGAGACCTGGATCCAGAATGCCAAGGAGGCGGAAGCATCTGGAGAACAGCCATCAGAGCTGGAAATCCTGACAAAGACCGTCACAAAGCAGCAGGCTCAGATCGAGTCGATCAACCAGAGCGTCGACGACATCACGCTCGCGATTCTTGGAGGTGAGTAAAATGTATGAAAGACTGAAAAGATTATACCAGGAAGGACGCGCGTCCGAAGCAATGCTGAAGAACGCAGTCAAGAGAGGATGGATCACAGATGAAGAAATGCAGGAGATCATCGCCTCAAAGAAAGAGCCAGAGGTTCCAGTGTCTACACCGGAATCCAAATAACACCTGCAGAAGGACATACGAGCCATGCACGGAAAGCTGCCGGTACTTCGGTACCTGCGGCGAGTGCGTGGCTTATTTTATCCCGGCAGGCCAGCAGCCATGCAGAAGCTGCAACAAATTAAATGCAGGAGGGAGGTAGGAACCAATGGACATGACAACAATCGTCGTGGCCGCCAGCATTCCGTCCGCGTTCACAGGCTTCTGTTTCTGGCTCATCGAGCAGAATCTCAAGAAGCGTGCGGACAATGAAAAAGAGGAACGCGAGGAGCGCCAGAAACAGCTGGACGAACGTGAACAGATCAGAGAGAAGAAGGAGCTCTGCATCATCAACAGCGTGAACGCAGCCATAGCGCTCGGAGAGGCCACAGCCAGAGCCGTGCAGAGAATTCCGGATGCACACTGCAACGGAGACATGCACGCAGCCCTGGACTACGCTCAGAAGGTCAAGCACGAACAAAAGAACTTTCTGAACGAGCAAGCACTGAAACATATCATCGAGGAAGGAGAACAAACATCATGAAAAACATCGACTGGAAAAGAAAACTGACAAGCAGAAAGCTCTGGACAGCAGTGGCATCATTCGTATCAATGATGATCGTAGCCACAGGAGGCGCAGAGAACACAGCCACACAGGTAACGGCACTCATCATGGCCGGAGCGTCCGTCGTGGCATACATCATCGGAGAAGGACTCACCGACTCCGCAAACATTGGATCCGACGATTCAGAGAAATAAGAAGCACAAAGCACCCAGGGCGGCCACCAGGCTGCCCTTTTTTATTTAGGAGGTATGCAAGATGGCAATCACAGAGAAACAGCAGAGATTCATCGAAGACATAGCTAAGCACGTGCAGAAGTACGCGAGAGCATACGGAATCCTGGTACACAGTCCCATCATCGCCCAGGCGATCCTGGAATCCGGATGGGGAGAGAGCAAGCTGGCCGCGAAGTATCATAACTACTTCGGACTGAAATGCGGATCCAGATGGACCGGCAAGAGCGTCAACCTCACCACCCAGGAGGAATACCAGCCAGGAACCCTGACGACCATCAAGGATAATTTCAGGGTTTACGACAGCATGGAGGAAGGCGTCAAGGGATACTTTGAATTTATCCAGCTGCAGAGGTACCAGAATCTGCGAGGAATCACGGATCCGAAGGAATACCTGCAGACAATCAAAAACGACGGATATGCCACATCGAGCACATACGTCGAAAACAACTACCGACTGATCACTCAGTACAAACTCACTGAATACGACAAGGAAGGAGCAGAAATGAGCAAGATAGAAAAAGCAGTACAACAGATGGAAGCATGGGCCGGAGATGACTCACACGGATACGACCAGACATACAGATGGGGACAGCATGGAGACTTTGACTGCTCCGCAGCAGTGATCCAGGCGTGCGAGAACGCAGGAATCCCAGTCAAGAGCGAAGGCGCAACCTACACCGGCAACATGCTCGCAGTATTCAAAAAATGCGGATTCGTTGACGTTACCAGCAAGGTAAACCGCTCGACCGGCGCAGGGCTTCTCCGTGGAGACGTTCTCCTGAACACTTCACACCACACCGCAATGTACTGCGGCAACGGCAAAGAGGTAGAGGCAAGCATCAACGAAAAAGGAACCGCAACAGGTGGCAAACCTGGCGACCAGACAGGTAAAGAGTTCCTGATCAGAAGCTACCGCAACTATCCATGGACCAACGTCCTCAGATACGCTGCAGAGTCCCAGGCTTCCGGATCCGGAAAGAAAGACGTCACCACAGTGGCCAAGGAAGTCCTCGCAGGCGCATGGGGCAATGGCGATGAGAGAAAGAACAGATTGACTGCTGCCGGTTACGATTACGCAGCAGTGCAGGCAGAGGTCAATCGTCTCGCAAGCGGAGCCTCGACTCCAAAAAAGAGCACGACGGAAATCGCAAAAGAAGTCCTCGCAGGCAAGTGGGGAAACGGCGATGATCGCAAGAAGAAGCTCCAGACAGCAGGATATAACTATGCAGCAGTGCAGGCGGAAGTCAATCGCCTGGCCAAAGGTGGAAGCTCCACAAAGAAAAGCGTGACTGCCGTGGCCAAGGAAGTCCTCGCAGGTAAGTGGGGAAATGGAGATGCCAGAAAGAAGAAGCTGCAGGCGGCTGGTTACAACTACAATGCAGTTCAGAAGGAAGTCAACAGACTCATGAGATAAGATGATCCCGACATCAATGTCGGAAACATAGACAGAAGCCAGGGAGGTCAAGCCTCTCTGGCTTCTTTTTTGATGGCCTCAGCATCGGCCAGGAAGAATATATCCCACACGTTCTGCGGGGAGAGTTGATACCGGACCGCGATCCGGACTATGTGCTTGCGCTGGAATGGCTGCCGCCCGTTCCAAATCGTCGAGAAATTGGATGCAGTCATACCCAGGAAGACCGCAAGCGCCTTATTTGTATCGCCATGATCATCCATGGCCTGTTTCAATTTTTCTTTATCAAACATTTTGATTCATTCCTTTCTAAAAGGATTACCGTGGAGCGCTTCGATTAAGCTGCGCGGGGAAGCTGCAGAAAACCCAGGATAAATTTATACAATCATAGGCGACGCCTTTCTGGCCGGTGGCCGGGTGCAAGGTTTACGAGGACGTCCAGCGGGGCTGCCGGACCTTCAGGCTTTCACATTAAAAACCAGGGAAACTTGTCAAACATCATTCCACGGTACCCGTCGCACTTCTTCCTGCAGGGCTTCGGACCTGCCATCGGCGGTTTAATACCTGGGAGATTAGCTCTCCCATAGTTCTATGTCATGAATCTCGATATTGGATCCGAAATGATCCTTTGCAGCCTTTCTGGCCTGAGCCTTCGTATCAACATAAGCTCTAACAACATCCCAGGCGCCACCAGGATAACTCCAGGTTACCAAGTATACTCGGTTTGTTTTTCTCATAGATTACGCCTCCTCGCGGTAAATTTCTTCGAAATCTTCAACAACGATCGTCTGATCAGTTCCACCGAGAACCAGCTCGACCTGAACATAATCGCCATCATCATCACAGGACACCGTGATGCTTTCACGGTTGGATTCCAGAACCTCGAATCCGTAATGCTTCAGATCCTGGAACAGATCCTCCATGCTTCCATACCAATCATTCATAATTCCACAAAGTAAAGATTGTTCATACATAGCCAAGACCTCCGATTCGTTTATTTGCTTTCCTTTAGGTTGTCTGTATATTAGCTCTGGTGCCGCTACTATTCAAGTTATTTATAACCGTAATTTGCACAAAGATCTCGGCCGGTTTTTGGTGGTAATTATGACATTTCAACCAGAAATTCATTCGCAATCGCGCGCACATATTCAACGCTCGCTGAACGATCAACGACCACTTCTTCCGGTCCGAGATATTGATACAAAATATCGCAGTCAGGACACCAGAGAAGTGGCACACGACGATCACCACACACTGTCGCGACCTCAAGATCATGGCTGCAGTGCTTGCACTGCAGGAGCGTTTTAATTTTATAAGCCACGCTGAATCACCTCACTTTCGTCCGGAAAGAACCGGCGCATCTGGTACCGGCTAGCCCAGGTAAAAGACACCAGAGCCATCTGGCCGGATTCCGCAGCTTCCTGCCGGGCAGCTCGGAAAGCCTGGTCCTGGCTCTGCGTTTCCATATAGAAGCCACCAGCGCCATGCACACGATAGATCACATTCATAAAGACACCTCCGTAAATTTGCTTTCACTTTTTTATCATGCGGGCGGACCGCATTATTGTGGGAGAAGTCCGCGGAGCAGAGGCACTGGATATGCTGCAGGCTATGAATACCGGTCATGATGGAAGTCTGAGCACCGGTCATGCAAATAGCAGCAGGGACATGCTGCTGCGCCTGGAAACGATGGTGTTGATGGGAAGCATGCAGCTTCCGATAGCTGCTATCCGACGGCAGATTGCTTCTGCAATTGATATTCTGGTGCACCTTGGAAGGGTGCGGGATGGAACCAGGAAGGTGCTTGAGATCAGTGAAATTCTGGGAATGGATCAAGAGGAAATTGCGATGAAACCGTTGTTTGTGTTTTCGGAAACGGAAGGAAAAGGAGCGGATGTACATGGTATCTGGAAGAAAGAAGGCGACCTTCAGTTCCGGAAAAAACTGGAAGAAAAAGGACTTGTCAGTGAAAGTATTGAAACAAAAGACGGACAGGCGGTACAGGATGGAACAATGGAAACGGAGGACGAAAGAAAGAAGTAGGAGATATGTTTCTGAAGCATATGTGCAGACGCTGGCAGCAGCGGCTGGGATCAGCATGATCACGGCATTTCTTTTTTATCGTTCGGTATGGGGCATGTGCACATTTTTTGTTTTTGCACCATTGTGCCTGAAGTTTCGCCAAAAAAGGGAGGCTGCCAGAAGAGAAGTACAGATACAAAAGGAGTTTTTGACGGCAATGGAATCTGTTTCCGGTGCATTGATGGCCGGTTATTCTCTGGAATCTGCCTGGAAATATGCCCAGCAGGAAACGGAGCAGATGTATGGGATACAGGGTATTTTCAGCAGGGAATTACGACAGCTGAATCAGAAACTTTTCATGCATGAACCGATGGAACAGCTGTTATACGAATTGGCAGAGCGATGTGACAACGAAGAAATTTATCATTTTGCAGAAATTTTATTGTATGCAAAGCGAAGCGGAGGAAATATGACAGAAATTATTCACAGAACCGTGTGTCGCATGCAGGAGAAGCATGAGGTTTTGCGGGAAATTACAGCAAATGTGGCTGCAAAGCGTGCGGAACAGAAAATGATGATGCTCCTGTTACCGCTGATGCTGTGGTTCCTGACGGTGAGCTCGCCGGAATATACGGGTGCGTTGTATGGAAATCCGGCTGGGGTTCTGGTGATGAGCGGATGTCTGGCAGGATATCTGGGAGCTTTGTTTTGGGCAGAGAAGATTGTAGATATTCCAGTCTGAAGAAAAGGGGGCATTTTGGATCGGATATTAAAGGAGCATAGAAAAAGTATTTTGACGGCAGTTGTATTTGTACTGCTTGCTGTACTGATGTGGCTGCGAC